AATGTAGTTTTAAATGCCGAACAAAAACAAGCCAAATCACTTATTTTAGAAAATCCCATTACCGTAATAAAAGGTATGGCTGGCTCTGGTAAAACGCTAGTTGCTGTCCAATGTGCTCTTGACATGTTTTTCAATAAACAAGTGGAGAAAATAGTCATATCACGGCCCACTGTATCCAAGGAAGATATCGGGTTTTTACCGGGCGATATACGTGAAAAAATGGATCCTTGGTTGGCCCCAATATACCATAATCTTTATATGTTATACTCTAAAGAAAAAGTAGATAAACATTTAGAAAATGGCGATATTGAAATTGTTCCATTTGCTTTTATGCGAGGTAGAACATTTGTAGACTCATTCGTAATTGTAGATGAGGCACAAAACGTAACACATCCCCAAATGGAAACCGTTATTGGTCGTTTAGGAAAAAATTCCAAAATGGTAATATGTGGCGACATAGCTCAAATAGATTTAAAAAATAAAAAAGAATCTGGATTTACCTTCCTATACAGATTAGAAGAGAATGTTAAAGGATTTAAAACAATTTCTCTAGAAACAAACCACAGACACGAAATAGTTGCCCCTATATTAGAGGTATACAAGCTTTTTAGGGACTAACATTTCTTCAATATTTATAATAAAAAGATGGCAACCTTAAAACTTTTTATAAACGAAGAACTCACCCTAGATGGGATTGATCGAAGCAACTATCAAACTATAGAACTATCAGGTGTAAATTATTTAGACCACCGAACTATGCTTTTACCTTCTGCTTCTAAAACATCAATATTTAATTTTGATGCAGAGGTGGCTGCTGGTACTTTTATGGAAGATAAATTACGATATGCTCGCATAACTAATCATTCTGCTACCATCCCAGTTAACATAGAGGTATCTTCTTCTAAACAAGCATTTAATTTTAGAATGAATCCACTTCAATCTTTTTACCTTCCAAGTTCACAAATGACCGGAAGCGTAGTAAATTTTGCATATGACTATATTTCTTCTATAAATTTGCAACCATCTGGAAGTAATAATACTGCTAGAGTAGAATTTTATGTGGCAACCTCTTAATTAAGATATCATGAATGTTCCTATATGGCCAGGTAGTAGCTCATTTTCCCCAGGTGAAACCCCATTTGGGTTTTATGATTATGATGTTGATTTTCAAAGAGATGCAGATAAAGTAGCTAATTTTTGTACTAGACGATTAGGTTATCCTCTAGTAGATATTGAATTGCAGGACATTAGTTTTTATGCTGCTTTTGAAGAAGCAATTACTACCTACGGAAATGAAGTATATGCCTATCAAATTAGAGATAATCAATTAGATTTAATGGGTATAAGCACAGGTACTTCATTAAACAATTCTATAATTACCCCCAGTTTTCAATCTATTATCCGTTTATCACAGCAATATGGATCTGAAGCAGGTACAGGTGGTAATATTACTTACTATAAAGGATCTATTCCCTTAACTGCTTCTATACAAGATTATGATTTAAAGCAATGGGCTTTAGAACAAGGAATAGCAGGGGGAATTGAAATTAAACGAGTATTTTACGAGGCTCCACCTGCGGTAGTAAGATATTTTGATCCATATGCAGGTACAGGATACGGGTATCAAGCATTGTTTGATAGCTTTGGATTTGGATCATTTTCCCCTGCTATCAACTTTTTAATGATGCCTCTAAACTATGATCTACAAACATTACAAGCCATTGAATTAAATGATATGGTTCGTAGATCTAATTATAGCTTTGAGCTTAAAAACAATGTACTAAGAATATTCCCAATCCCTAATAATTCGGATGCAAAAATGTTTTTTGAATACATTAAAGTAAGTGAAAGAATATCAGGCCAAGACTCAGGTGGGGGTGGTGCTAGTAATGTGTCTAATATGCCTTACACTAACCCTTCATATATTACAATTAATAGTGTAGGTCGTCAATGGATTTTTGAATATACATTAGCTCTAGTTAAAGAAATATTAGGATTAGTTAGAGGAAAATACACTAACATACCAATCCCCGGTTCTGAGGTAACATTAAATCAACAGGATTTGTTATCACAAGCATCTGCTGATAAAGTAAGATTAATTGAAAAATTAAGACAATATTTAGATGAAACTTCTCGCCAAGCTGGTTTAGAACGTAAAGCAGCAGAAGCAGAATTTACAAGAAACGAATTAGCTCAAGTACCGTTTACCATTTACATAGGATAATATGTGTGCAATGTTTGGAGGCTCACGAGATGTGAGCTTAATTAGAAAGATGAACCGTGAATTGTTAGGTAATATAATTACCCAACAAGCAGCTTTCTATAAATACAAATTGCAAGAAACCAAAGTAAATTTATATGGTGAGGCCGCAGGGGTAAAATATTACGATGGTCCATTTCTATTCAATTGCTTAATAACTAGAGTAGACCAACAATATCCTGTAAGTGATATAGGTGTAGAATACCAACAAGGCATGACATTTGCTTTTTTTAGAGATGATCTAGTAGATGCCAATATAGTACCTGAAGTAGGAGATATTATATTGTATCAAGATAGTTACCATGGAGTACAATCTACAGTAATTAACCAATATTTTACAGGTAAAAACCCAGATTATCCAAATAACGAGAACCCATTAAACCCAGGATTAGAAAACTTTGGTTCAAGTATATCTATAATATGTGATACTTTCTATATCCCAGCAGATAAAGTTGCAATTTCTCCATATAAAGAACGTATGTAATGGCTCGACCAAGAAAACCTGTACCCAAATCACAACGAGAAATTAGCGAAAATCTCCAAAAAGCAACCGATCCGGTTAGAGGTAATCCTAATGCTAAAATAAATTCAAACGAAAATGAAACGGGTATAGATTTTAACCGTTCTACTAAATTAAGTTTTAAAGACGATACTACAAAGCCATTAGCTATTGGTATACAAGATTTAGATGAGGCGGTATTCTATTATTTTAAAAATGTAATACAACCTTTTGTATATCAAAATGGTCAAAGAATTGAAGTACCAGTTATATATGGTTCCCCTGAAAGTTGGAAATCATTTCAAAAGGATGGATACTATAGAGATAAAAATGGAGCAATAATGCTTCCCTTAATAGCAGTAAAACGAGATTCTATAGCTAAAGACAGGTCTGTAGCAAACAAACTAGATTCAAATCAACCCAATCTATATGCTACATTCCAGAAGGCATTCAACCCTAAAAACTTTTATAGTAATTTTGCTGCTCTAAACAACAGAATCCCGGTTAAAACATTTCATGCTGTAACTGTTCCCGATTACGTTACTCTAGAATACAGTTGTATTGTGCAAACATATTACATGGAGCAATTAAATAAAGTAATTGAAGCCATTGAATATGCTTCTGATGCATATTGGGGTGATCCTGAACGCTTTAAGTTTAGAGCATTTATAGACCAATTTACTACTGCTACAGAATTAACAGCTGGTCAAGATAGACTAGTAAAAGGAACATTTACTATCCGTTTACGCGGTTATATTATACCAGATACATTACAAAAGGATTTGAATTCTATTAAGAAGGTAAACTCCAAATCCAAAATTATTATACAAGTAGAAACAGTAACCAATTCCGATATATTTGATCCTAACACTAGAAAACTAAGTGATGGTAGAACTAGAAAAGATAGAGATACCAAAGGAAAAATTAACAGTGTTGGAGACGTAACGCCAGGGAGAGAAACACAATCACCTGCCCCTGGATCAGAATTAAAATCATAAGATGCCAAATATTAGATTTATAGATTCGTTAAATGTAGGAGTATACACTGTTGAACCCACCCGTGGTAGTATTAACACATCAGATAATGTCAACAGTAAAAACATATTTTTATAATATAAAATGGCAACCTGGAAGAAAATAATTGTTAGCGGTTCAAACGCTCATCTAGCCCAAATCACCTCCTCTGTTTTAACAAATGGAAATTTAGTAATGGCAGGAGTTGGTGGTGCTCTTAAAAATAGTGGTCTTTCCTTTAGTGGGAGTAGTTTTAATATTGGATCTAATTCTATTATTTCCACGGGCACAGGTTCAATATTAACAGGTTCATTTAGTGGTTCATTTGTTGGTACTACTAACCTACCAGACTTAACCCAAGGTGCAGGTATTACTACTTTTACTTATGATGGTTCTGCTACTGCTAATGTAGCTGTATCTGGAGCTTCTACTCTAGTAACTAACCGATTAACAAGATGGAGTGGAAACGCATTTATCACCTCTTCTCTTTCAGATAACGGTACTGTAGTATCAGGTGCTTCTTCACTTCAATTAACTGGAGCTAGCTCAGCTTTAACAGGTTCGTTACACGGAACCGCTTCTTGGGCTCAAAACGCAATTACTGCTTCTTATGTATTAAATGCGGTTAGTGCTTCCTTTGCTACTACTGCTTCTTATGTATTAAATGCAGTTAGTGCTTCCTTTGCTACTACCTCCTCTTATGCTTTTAACGCCGATCTACTAGACGGTAGAGACAGTTCCGTGTTTGCAACCACAGGTTCAAATCAATTTAACGGAAACCAAGCTATAACCGGTTCCCTTACCGTAACTGGTCAAATTACAGCACAAACATTAAATGTGCAACAAGTAACTAGCAGTATTGTATATTCTAGTGGCTCCAACGTGTTTGGAAGTAGTTTATCTAATACACAACAGCTTACGGGCTCGGTTAGTGTAACAGGAAGCTTTACAGTTACAACAACAGGAACTGAGCTACAAGTAACAAATACTGGGGTAAATTTAGGAAATGCCATAACAGACAACCATAATGTAACTGGCAGTTTGTTAATATCCGGCTCTGCAAGGGTACAGGGAAATACTACTATGACTGGTGATCTTACTGTTGATACTAATACTCTTTATGTCGATAGTATTAATAACAGGGTAGGAATTGGTACAACATCCCCCCTTAATACCCTTCATGTTAATGGGCAAACCTTTATTAATAGCCCTAGCAACGAAACAACAATCAATTCCGTTATAAAATTTTCCACCTCCCCTACTTCTACACGGGTTGCAACTATAGGAATAAGTGGGGGGTCACTATTTTTTACTACTAATAATAATTCTAATTTTATTAATTATACCTCCACCGGGAATTTTTTAATAGGAACTACATCAGATGCCAATTTCAGACTAGATGTAAACGGAACTGCTAGGGTTAGTGGCAACACAGTCGTAACCGGCTCTTTTACCGTAGTAACCGGCAGTGCTGTTGAACTCCAAGTTACAAATTTGGGAGTAAACATAGGAAACGCTACAACAGATGTTCACAATGTAACAGGTAGCTTAAGAGTATCTGGTTCAAATACATTTGTAGGCAATCAAACCGTAACAGGTAGCTTACTTACTACTGGATCTAATACTTTA